AGGATCATATTTAATCCCAGAATAGTCATAATTTTGACCAGCAGGTACATTTGTATTTAAAGTTTGAATAAGTCCTTGAGGAATTGCAGGAATAGTTGCAGCTTTAGTTATTTTAACAGACTGTATGGTATTTGGCGGGGTTGATAGTACAACACCATTTGACTGCAAACCTACTCCAAGAGCATCCCATGTTGCCTGTACCATTGTTTGAAAAGGTATGTCTGAATTATCTGATTTAAGTTTAATGTTAAAAGTGGGTTTAATTACCCCAGCACCTTTAGCAGTAAGAAGGTTTAAATTAGTTATATCTCCACTAAGTTTTGCTGCAAAATATTGATTATTTATTGTCGCTACTTGTTCAAAATAAGAAGACCAGGTTGAGGATAGATTTACTGACATATCATTACCAGTAAGTTGCGTACTTCTATTGGTATCGCTGTCATAAGAATAGCCTTTAATAATCCACAAAAAACTGACGGGGTTGGTTGAACCCGTTATAAGTTGACTTTGATTTACACTCACAGAAGTTGTTGTAACAGTTACATAAGTGTTGTTTAACTGTTCTTGTAAAAAAATATTAGCGTAATAGGTAATTGCCATTAGTAAGTCATCACCACACTTTTAGCTAAGCCATGCTCAAGACGTTTAGCAAAATGCTGGAACATTTGTTCTGCTTCGGCTATGCTTGAACGTTCAATGTGAACTTTCATCTCTACCTTTACTTGTGTTACGTGGTGCTTAGAGGTTGCATTGTTTGTGTTGATGTCCATAGGCATGCCGCTGCCACCACCCTGGCCCGCTTCAGCACGGTGGGCGTCATCCACATATTTTAAGAAAGAACCGTTTTGATAGGTAGACCAAGGTTTCCAATTAGTTCCGCCCTTACTTATATTAAAAGCAGCTTTTGCATTAAAGTCGGCATTAGTAAGTCGTTTGCCGTCTCTATTAGGATCATTGTAATCTTTCCAATGTTTTAAGGAACGAATTTGAAACATACCAAGACTTGGGCCCCATTTTTTGTTTTGTATTCTAACGTCACCCGGACGATCCATACGACCACCTGATTCAGCCATCGCAACAGCAAAAGCAGTATCTAAAGCTTTTCCAGAAAATCCAGCTCTACGTAAAACTTCAATCATACCCTTACGGCTTCCACCCGCCATGCGACTAGAGAGCTCATCCTTACCAGAGTTATAAGAATTATTTATAAGAGAATCTTGATTATGGTTTAAATACATCGATCGTTTTTTAGATCCAAACCAGTTTTCAATGTCGGAATAACCAACAGCTTTGCCACGATTTAAATCTCCATTTAAAATAGAGGTAAGGCTTGCACTACTGAGGTTTCCTGTAGTTCTTGCCTCCGAGGATTGTAAATTACGGAAAGGATTTGTTACTGCATTGTTTGTATTGCCACCAGTAAGAAAGCCAACAGCATTTTTAGCCATGTTAATGCCATCTTTAAATAAGTTTCCTAAGAAACTTCCAGCTTTTCCAAAGAAACTTTGAGGGTTAACTGCTTTTCCACCTTGAAGAACTTCTGTGTGAAGGTGTGGCCCCGTGGAGTTACCCGATCCTGCTGCACCTTTAATTCCGCCAGATTTACCAATTACTTGTCCACGCTTAACAGTTTGACCCTGTCTAACTGATATATGGCTAAGGTGAGCGTACCGGGTTGATACAGACCCGTGATTAATAAGTACGTAATTACCCCAACCAGATTTTTCATTTCCAACTTTAGTTACGACACCATCAGCCATTGCTTGAATAGGAGTGCCTACGGCGGTTGCGTAGTCAATTCCGGGGTGAAATCCTGGCTTAACGCCGTGACCTCCAGGACGATTTCCAAATGGAGATGAAACTGGTGTTCCCCTAGGAACTGGCATATTTAAACCGTTACCAGAAGAACTTCCGGAACCAGTGTTATTATTTCCACCGCTACCGTCTGAGCCACCACCGCCGCCAGTCAAACCTTTAAATGCTCCGTAAAGAGTTCCTAATACAGCACCTATAGCAGTTCCAGGTCCTGGAAGAAAAGATCCCATTGCCGCACCTGCAGCTGCATCAATGCCCGTAGTTGCCGCAATATTTCCATACTTAACAGCCTTATTACTTTTATTGTTTTTAATTCCAGGAATGGAGTTAATAAGTGCCTGTGCAATTGTTCCAATAAGAGCTGTTCCACCAAGTTTAGCTCCGGCGCCTAGTTTAAATTTACTTGCACCTTTAGCTGCATTTGCGGAAACCCCATTAGCGCCAGCTTCAGCTAAAGCAATTTCACCTGTCTTTGCAAATCTACCGATACCTAATACTTTACCCATTAAAGCTGTTTCAAGAATTGATCCACCTATGCCACTGGCCATAGAACCAATACCTGAAAGTGTTCCTCCAACATTTCCCGCTTGAGGGAATGTTTGAAGTGCGCCTTTAAGGCTCATAAGCCCATATGTAACAGGGCTCAATGTGCTAGCAAGGTCAGCAAAGGCTCTATTAAGACCTCCAACTGTGTTTAAAGAAACGTTATAACCGTTTACTAAACCAGCTTGAGTTGCGGCAAGGGACATGTTTTCGCCCTTTGCAAAATTAAAGTTAGATCTAATTGGAGCGTTGCCTTCAACACCCATTATATTTAAAGCTTGGTTTGAGCTTTGTAGGTCTTTCTTTGAAAGGTTGCTTCCCTTACGGGCGCGAGTAATAACCGCCATAGCAATTGTATTCATAAGGGCGGTGTCGCCGCCAGTAAGCATTAATAGTGTTTGATAACCCTTTGAGTTTGGGTTAAGTAACATCGCAGCTTGTTGTTCAGTAACTTTACGCCCCCCGTATAAAACTGTATATACTGAGTTTACAATCTGGTTAATAGGTAATAAGTTACCGTTACCGTCACGGATACGAACGCCGCCACGAAGAAAACCCATACCGTTAATGCCGGCAAGGCTTGAGGCTACCTCCTGGTTAGTGCCACCAGTTATGGCGCTAAGGCCGCCGAGGCTTGCCATGATGTTTTGTGAGCTCTTTGAGCTTGCTGAGTATCCACCTTGGTAAAAGAGGTTGGCTGCGGCCTGTGTGGGCCCGCCTGCGCTTGTAGCGCCCTGTACAAGGCGATTAGACTGACGAATTACTTGGTTAGCCTTCATTCCACTCAGACCCGCTATAGAGTCCGCATACATCCTTTGAGCGACCGCTGACATGGTGTTTGGAGCCATGCTCATGCCCATAGAACCCGCTATTGCGGCCCCACCTACGGCTAGCTGTGTTTTACTAAACTGTCCAAGTACAGACCTTATAGGCATTGTGCCTAAGCCAAGTCTGCCTGCGCCAACTTGTTTTCCAGCGTAGGCTCCGGCGGCATCCTCAGCGTCTTTTTTCATGCCTTTAGTTTCGACATGCATCTGCTTAAGGATTTTATAAGCTTTTTCGAACTCACGATCAAACGTGGTTCCAATACCTTCTACGTCATCATCTGCCGCAGAAAACATATTGTTAATTGCCAAGGGTTATCACCGCCTTTACCTAATACGTAGTATCCACATTGTTCTCTCACGGAAAGAGAACGATCTTATATCCTGCAGTGTCCAGCCTGGGTAGGCTTTAGAAAGAAGTTCGTATGATTCAATTAAGAATTCATAACTTAACTCACTCTTGAAATAGTTCCGCCAAGGTGAGCGGAAGCGGGACCTCCGACCCGCAGGAACTGCAGTTCTTCTTTATTGCGCCGAGTTGTGGACCTGGGTTGCGGTCTGATATTGCCTTAAGTATAGCTCTACGATCCTTAATTCCAAGGTCTTTAATCACCTTAGTATTTAAAGCCGGCCTGCCATCTATGGATGTTATACATCCGTTTAAAATGATTGTGTCGAGCTCAGCTGAGTTTTTATTAGAAGCATTTACTAGAGCTTTCTGTACGATACCGTTTGGAAGAGATACCTCAATATCTCCTGCCTTGCTTTTTACAGTAAAATGTCTATCTGATTCGTCAAGCTGTTTAACTTCAACGTCTTCAGTTAGGTTAATAGTAAATGTCTGTTCTTCCGAACAACTTGGGCATAGCCCCGGACCTACCTGGGTTTCTTCTCCAAAGGTTACCTTGCGAATAGCCAAAAGAAGCATTTCCCGGTCTCCAGCTAACAAGCTGTCTAGAGTTTCTTTATCCATAGGCTTATCACCAATAGACTCTACTCCGCGCTCTAAAATAGTAAGTAAAGATTTACCAGGATCAGTAATCCTTGCAATAATTTCTTCATCTGCTCCGGTAAGTTCTCTTACCCGGGCGGTCTTGATTAAACCCTCAAAAGGATCGTCAAGACCGCCAGGTAGAGTTACTTCACCGTCAGAGGGAGAGGCAACCGGGGGTTTCTCGGCTGACTCTACCGTCTGATCGGAAAGAGCATCTTCAACTAGTTTATTAGCCATAGCTGGCGAATCCGCCGCGCTAATCGTTGTTTCAGTTGCCATTTTGTATACCTATTTCTATTATTAGTTTGTAAAGAGTGCTGCGCTTGTTGTGTAGTCGCTTGCCATGATTACGTCAAAGCCTTCGTGAACGAGGGTCATTTCTTCAACCATGAGCGTGCTTTGTCCTGCGTCCAAGTTGCTGTAACCGAGGTTAGCAATCCAAGCATTATACACTCGGAAGCGCATAGCTACGTGCTGCCCTTGATCTGTAGCTGAAGTTGCGGCCCCAGCTCCGGTAGCTCCAGCTGGGTTTGGATGGCTTAGTACAGCGATGTCAACTGTGCAGCGAAAATCTGCACCAACGCCTGCTGTAGCGCCTGGAGTTAAGATTGAGAATAAACGTTTCATCCACGCTTGATTCTGTCGTTGACCTAGCATCTGTCCGTGAGACAAAGTGATAGGTGTAAAAGACGATTGACCAGGGATCTGGTGTACGTTAGTGTTATATCCACCTTCGCGGTACGCAATAGGCTCTGTTGAGACGCTTAGTCCCGATAGAGATACAAAACCCATTTGGTTCCACTTAGCGACATCCCACTTACCATCGTCGGTATTAGGTGTGATTGTTACCAAGAATTTAAACGTACGGATTGGATCCGTAGTTAAACCTCTCTTGATGTTATCAATTGATAGTGCCATGATTCATATCTCCTTATGCCGTAGCGTTTCCAGTGAGTTGACCGATCTTGATGATCACAAATTCGGCCGGGTATTCAAGAGCAACGCCAATTTCAATATTAACTTTACCGCTCATAATATCAGCCATAGAGTTATTGCTTGCGTCGCATCGTACATAATAAGCTTCAGTTGGCTTGTTTCCACGCAAACCACCCGATTGCCAGTAGCTACCTAAGAAGGTGCCAATAGCAACGCCAATACGATTCCATAGATTAGCATCATTATTTTCAAAAATAGCAAAAGATGTCAAGTCTTTTACTTCTTTTTCAATGTATGTTAAAGAACGACGTACGTTGATATAACGTCCGCCAGCTGTAGCCTTTAGTGTACGTCCTCCCATAATGCAGATACCCGCACCTGGAACTTGTCGAATAACGTTAACTGGATTTGAAGAAGTATTCAAAGCATCAAGCTCAGAATTTGTAAACTGGTGATCCGTAGCTACTGCTAAGTTCACACGGTTTGTTAATCCTGCTGGAGTCTTAAATACACCACGAGCAGCATCTGTAGCCAGGTATTGCCCAACTACTGAAGCTCCTGGAGCCTGTAAACGAGTTACGCCTGGGGTAGCTTTTAGTGTGTCTGGGACTAGAAGCCATGGGTAATAGAAAGCACAAACTCCGCCGTCAGAAGAAGCTGCAAAAGCAGTATCTACATCATTTGCATAAGTTTGGGCTTCTGATGCCACAAGTCCTTGAGGAGTATCTAATACGGCAAAACCATCTCCGCGTGCTTGGCAATATGTGACAAGGTCAGCAAGAATACCGATAGAGTTAGTACGATCTGTTCCGCTACCGGTTGCGGTATTGTAAACATATGGGGCATCAGCGTTGTACATTACCAGTGGGTTTTGAACTGGATCAAAATTTGTCAAAGCTGTGTTGTAGTTAGTGCGTGTTGGTGTTGAACCATCTGCGCCAGCGGCTGTTGAGCCTAAAGCGTAAAGAGTTGCACCGATTACAGGCATGTTTGTTGGGGCCGCAGAAGCTGAGCTCTGATCAAATACCCCAATAAAGGAAGACTGTGCGTTAACTACAGATAAGAAATAACGTGGGTCTGTCTTGTCCATGCTTAGATCTGTATAGGTCTCAAGTAGATTTGATGTTGCGTTACCAGCAATGGTTGGTGAACCATAAACTGAAAGTCCAAATCTAGTTGAAGAACCGGCAGCATTTACTGAGACTGCAAGGGAGTTACCCCAAGAGCCTTTGCTTGCTGCTTGTACAAGAATAGTGTTGAGATGAGAAGCAGATGAGTCAGTAAGCATTACTGAAGCTGCTGCAGCTCCTGAACCAGCTACACGTTGAACGTATAGGTCACGGCCGCCATTAGCAAAAAAGTTATAGGCTGCCCAGGTTGTTGGGTAGGCGTCTTGAAGTCCTCCATAAATCTTGACAAACTGCTGCCAAGAAGATACAAGAACTGGAACATTCGTAGGACCCTTAGCCAAAGCACCGACAAATGCACCAATAGCATTGGTATTGTCAGAGAGGTCAATCGTCTGCGGAAGTTCCACTTCCTGGATAAAGACGCCTGGTCTACTGTAAGTTGTAGCCATTAGGTTTTCTCCTTAATTAGTTAGGTTGTTTTCTTGTGGGGCCGAGTTTTAGATGAGTTGTGCTTGTTGCGTTTGTAACAGATGATATAGGTCGGTGTTTGGATCTACGGGCGCAGATCCTGTATCGGTCTTTAAACCAATATTTCTTGTTTGGACAATGTAGTCCTTTGTATTAAATTCAGTTCTGAATATCTCAGAACTTATTCTAATTGAATAGACATTCATGAAAAGACGCTTGTCCGCTTCAGTTGTGTCTCTTTTGGAAAACCCTAATGTTTCTAGCCTTCGATTAGTGTTATCTTGGGGGATTGGTAGGGAACCAAATCTAACGGGTAGTCTTCCGATACTGAAGAGCTGAGCCAAAATCTGTCGATCATGGCGAGGTTGACGAGAAAAAGTTGTGACCTGGTAGTCCAGGTTTATTGGCATTGGATATGGGGTACGTAAGCTAGACACTCCGTCATAACCTTCAGGCTCATACGGAACCACTACTGTTCCTGATTGAACACGCTCTGTAGCTTCAGATATATTAATCAAATCAATGGTTATATAAGGATAGTTTTGTTGACGAATTTCCTTATCAGGCTGACCATAGAATACTCCTACAGGCCGTGATTGGGTTCCTGCATCCGCCACTGTCATGCCAGAAAGCAAAGTTTTAAGTGCGGCCTCTTCATTTAAAATAAATGGCATCAGCTACCCACCTTAGTAAAGTAGTTTCGCATTACAGGTGATGGGGGGGTATCTTCAGTACCGTACTCTAAAGTAAGGATTTCATGTTCTAAATTTTTTGGGTACTGAACTCGGTAGTGGCCTTCAGCAGTAACCCGAACATGTAAAGCAGCAACTAGGTGGGCAGGCCAACCAGAAGAATGCGCATCATAGCGCATGTCTGTTGTGTGTTTTTTAGCTCTGGTTACAATTTCAGAGTGAAGTCGAGAAGCTGCTTTGCGATGGATTCTAGCCATTTTTGCGAAAAGCTTTCGAGAGTAAATATCCAGCGACAAATCCCACTGCGACTTTACGATTGCCATCTTTATTTAGATTAGCAATTCCTCGAACGAACTCTTCACGGTCGGCTTCGGACTCAGCCCGATTTAACCGGTTGACTAAAAAGATCATAATTCCTCCATAGGAAGACGCAAGGTAAAGCAGCAGGGTTCCGGATTTCTCCGGCGTCAGGTATAAGGGTAAACGAAAAAGCCCCCTTTCGGGGGCTAAGTCGTTACTTCTTCTTCTTGACTTTTTTAGCTAATGCCTTGTCCATCTTAGCGTCTTCTCCAGGAGAAGGCTTCTTTTTGTCCATCTTCTTGTCAGCTTTCTCAAAAGAAGCTTTTTGCTTAGGAGACATGCCCTTTTCAACCTTGGCATCTTGTTTCTTGTCTTTAGCTTTAGCGCAAGTCGGGCAGGTGCATTTACAGCCCTTTGCTGGCTTACCGGCTTTACAGCCACATCCACATTTAGCGCACATTACTTCTTCTTTTTCTTTCCACGAAGAATTTCAAGATCGCCACGATCTACCTCGCCGTTTTTGTTCATATCAAGTTTGCTTTGATTGCCTTTCATTTTTTTTGCAGGAGCTTTCTTAGCTGCTTTTTTAGCTGCTTTTTTAACCGGCTTCTTGCCGCAACCACATGTAGCGCACATTATTCTTTATCCTTTTCTAGGGCTTCTTCAGATTCTTTAGAAGCTACGATGTCTTCAAGTTTTGGGTTTTCTAGCGGGTAGTCTACACCCGGTGTAATATCAAAGTGAACAACAACATCGTCAGATACCGTTGCGCCCTCTGTTGAGATAATTTCCTCTGTCATTTTGATCCTGTCTTTTTATGCGGATGGGTCTTATGGTAGGCCTTAGTTGCCTTAACCCCAGACTTAATAGTCTTAGACCCAGCTACTTTAGTGAGGTTAATCTTATCCCATTTAGGGTCATTTTTACCCGCATGGTCAACGATAACTTCGCCTTTTTTATTTTTTTTAACCACATGGGTTTTGCCCGTAACCTTGATTTTGGCCATTTAATTGACCGGCTCATCTGTAGCGTTAAAGTTAGCAAAATACTGAAATTGGCTATCATTAACCATTTCTTCAGAGTTGACCTGGACGCAGTCAATGGATAAAACGGTATACCTATTGTTTACAAGGCCCATTCCTTGAATGCGGTCTGGACTAAAAACTTCATTTCTAAATACAACCCTATCCCGAAGAAAATGATCGGGGTTAGTTAAAATGTCTTTAAAGTGGTGCGAGGTTTCGGCCTTCATACCATATAAGTTAGTGGCCACCTCAATAACGTCCATATTCATGGTTATACGCAAAATATCCGTGTTATAAAAACCCCTATCACTTTGCATAGAGGCTCCCTGGTAGACCACAGCTTTTATTACAGGTATAGTCAAAGGGTCATACCATACACGTCCACCAGTTGAACTGCCCACATCATAAATAGGGTCTACAACAGTAGCCACTGAGTTATAGATATACCAGTTAATGGAGTTACCTACTGTACGGACAAGCTCCGAAGAGGTTCCCGCAATAATTGAGGACCGTTCGTTGGGGATATTAAAACGCCCAATTCGACGTTCTCCGCGCATATTCGCTCCTTACCTTAGAGAAATATTATAGGGGTTAGCCTTCTTCTCTGCCCCACTTAACCCTGTTCCAAACCCGCTCATGAAGATAATAAATACATAACTTAATTACTATGTCTAGCCCAGCGGCCAACGCTGCTAAATTACCTTTATGGGTTATTGCGTACGTAATACCAAAGCTGGCTAACGTTCCAAAGAAACGATAGCTTATTGATTTAGTTAAAGACCGCGCTTTTGTTACCTTCATTAAATACCCATCTCTTTACGCTTTTGAGTAGCGCTGACGGCTTCAATGTCCGCCCCAAGGCTAACCTGTTCTACCTTATACCCGACGTCACGCCCATACACGATGTTAGTGATATTGGGAACTTTCATTACAAGAGCAGGTCTGGCTGTTCCTTGAATAATATGTCGCTTAACTTCTTCAAAAGTAAGCGGGTCTTTGACCGAGGTTCCGTAGGTGTCTCGAACTCCGATAAGGACTTGTTCTGTTCGCTCATGCGCTTTCTCCTTCAATGCTTCATGACCTTCATGCCATGGTTGGTAACGACCCAGCATGAGAGTTGTTGGTGCTTTCCAATCTTGTAGATTAGCGGTAAAGATCAGATTATTTACGTGGGCACTTGCGTCAAAGGTTTCAAACTTGTAGTCAAAGACGATAGGGGTTTCCCACATCTTATTAGTATCTTCAAAGCGGCCCTCTGCAATAGTATTCATCCAAATCAAAATATCAGGTGCGCCAAAGGCGTCTCTTGTAGTTTGTGTTGGACAGATAAAATCAACTACTACATCAAGGCCTTGTCCCGATAGCATCCGTGCCATCTCCCCCATACGGCGGGAATGTTCTACTCGGTCTTCTGGAGAAAACCCTAAATCAGAGTTAACTGTGGAACGTACGTAATCCGCGTTAAGGTGAACAGCATTAATGCGTCCAGCCAACTCAACCGCTAAAGTAGTTTTGCCTGAGCCTGGGAGCCCAATAATCTGAATAATCATTTATCCCACCACCCTACAATCGCGTACCGTGTACCAGAAACAACCGGATGAACGGTATGAGTATACACATAATTAGAGGGAAAAACAATCATTTGGTTTGCTTGAGGTTTAATCTTTAAACCAAATTTGTTAAACTCAATCTCTCCACCTTCATAGTCCTCATTAAGATAAAAACTCATAGAAACCGTTCTTGGAAACGCGGGTGCGTCATCAAAATGATTTATAAAATGGCCATCTTTTCCATATTTAAGTATTTGCCACCCCTCTGAGGTGCTCCACACATGGGCGTTAAATCTGCCTCTATAGTCATTAATAGCTCCATATAAAGCGTCATTTAAAAATGTGTGGGTTGAAACAGCAGCGTAGGAGGGTGGAGTCCCTGCAGCTGTAAGGTCATCAGCGGTTACCGTATCAAACTTTGGTAAAGATATAGTAAAGCAGTCTCTAATTGATTTTGACGTCTCCTGCTCGCCATCAAATTTGTCTTTTGGAACACCAACCCTTCCATAGGCCCAGGACAGTTGACCAATTTCAACTAAAGACTCTATGTCAGTAATAAATAAGCTTGGATTATCCATTACATTTTTATAACTTACTATGCCAGGGGCAAGTTCTTCAACCTCAAACACTTTGCGCACCCCATTTTCCAATTGGGCACTCAGCGTTCTCTAACTTTGTTTTTACTTTCATTATGCAACCACATTTTTTGCATTGAGCTGTTAATTTTATAAACTCTGGGCATTGTTTACAAATTGAATATCTTTCTTCAGCCACCTCGTCTGATGCCCACTTAGTGTTTGGATTTATTACATCCCATGGTCTAGTGTCTCCCAGTAATTTTTTATATCTAGATAGTGCGGTTTCTTTTTTTTCATCCATTTAAACGCTCATTTTCACGTATTAAACGTTCTTTTTCATAAACATAGCTATACAACTCAAAGTCAATATCATTTAAATCTAAGAACTTAATTATATCTTCATCAGTTAGTACTTCTTTAAGGGATTTGGTTGTATAAGTATTTATTTCAGTTTTGACTAAAGAAGGATTTATATGAAAAAGTCCGGAGTCTAAAGCTTTGAATTCCATATTTGGGTAGTTTGAATTAAACCAAGATACAACTCGATCAGTAAATAAAACTACATTATTAGTTGTATTTACAATCTCAAAAGAATCAATATATTTTTTTGCCAACTCAAAAGTTAATTCAGAGTCTATTAAATACCATTGTTTAGACCTGCTTTGATAGTCTGATTCTATATTGTCTGGTATATCTTTAAAATTATTAATTTCCGGCTCAAAACATATAAACTTTGATTGAATATTTCTGTGAGAGGTGTAAATTGGGTCTTCAAAAAGATAGTATCTAAGCTTATCTTCCATCTTTTCAATTCCAAAATATTCCGGCTTGTTTACTAAAACCCTATCGTATATGTAAAGAAAATTACTAATAGCGCGGTCTAGCGGGTCTCTAATTAAAGTTGCAACAGTAAGATTTGGTATACGTGAAAATGGGTATCTTCCTAGGTGGCCTTGAATAAACGCGTACCCGCCATCCACATCGGGGTGTGGAGGAGGGGTTGGAGGGTATTTTGCAATTTGGTTTTTATTTAAAAATTTAGCAATTGCAACACCTACGGTCATACCGCCAGTTTTTGGTATATGTAAAAAATATAGGGATTTATTTGTATTCATGGTTTAATTATATCACGTCGAGGTGTATCCTACAAAATTGCCGCATCCGTCGTAAGTACAGACATTTGGCGGGCAAGATCTAAAGGTAGAAGGGCACCAGATACAATTACAAGAACAAGTATTAGGGTTGCTACTGCACGGCGTAGGCGTAGGCGTAGGTGTGGGAGTCGGTGTTGGGGTAGGAGTAGGGACAGGGGTTGGAGTTGGGGGCGTATAGGTGGGTACACAGTATCCAATTAATGGTAACAGGGGTACAGAACCGTTATAAATTTGAAAGTTAACGCATTGTCCAGCAAATTGTCCGGCATAAATATCTACATAACTACTTGTTTGATTATAGCTAAGGTACACGCCATTACCAACAATATTTGTAATTGATTCTACAAAATTTCCGCTCCACCTAAAATAAGTGCTACCATCATTTCCCGCAAGTTGCCCGAGAGAAGATTGTTGAGAAGGGCTTGGAGTAGGGGTTGGGGTTGGAGTAGGGGTTGGGGTTGGAGTAGGGGTTGGGGTTGGAGTAGGGGTTGGAGTAGGGGTAGTTACAGAGAAAAATGATCTCCAAGTTCCACTTACTTTAATAAAAGAAGCAGAAGAGGTTTTCCAAACTCCGTTAACTTTAACGTAAGGGGTCGAAACAGTTTTCCAAACACCGCTTATTTTTATACTCTCGGGCATTAGCTATACTGAACCCAAATATCTCCATCTGCCCCATCGCCAGTTGCCGGTGCGGAAGTGGAGGCATAAATATTTCTCAAAGCCCCTACTGTTACTGTAGTGGGTGAAACTACTTTTGTAGCTGTTTGATTAACGACAACGTTTGAGTTTTCACGTCCTGCGCTATCGCCGGCTTCAGGAAAGTTTCTTCTGCTCATTATGCTACCTGACTTCCAAAAGCATGGAAAGTTAAGGCGCTAGATGTTCCGCTGATAACAAGAATAGCGTCATAAGCACTTAAGGTTACGCCAATAGTTAAAGTCTGAGTGCTATTGGCCGTAATTGGCATTTGATAAAGAAGGGCATTTGATGTTGACGCTGCGGCAGGTGAAGAACCGGTGGCTTTGCAAACGTATACTGTAGCTGTTGCGGAAGACGCAGTAGTATTACAAATTGCTATAGTGGAGATTATTGTCTGTGTGGCTGCGGGTGTAGAGTATAGAGTTACGTTAGATCCTGTAGGTATTGCTTGACCTAAAATTGAGTAGCTTGCGGTAGCCATGAGTGCTCCTATAGTTTTTCGGTGTAATGACTAATATTAACGGCTAAGCGTTCATTAGTCGGGTCTAAACTATAGGCAATTTTACCCTGTTCTAGGGCGATTTTATACTCACCCAGGTTATAAGAGGCTATAGCTAAATAATCGTTTGGTAAAGATCCCCAAGCCCACGGCTCACAGAAGTAGTCTAGGTTTTTAGTGTCTATATCTAAAGCCTTCTTGGCCCACTCCCTACATATAACCCAGTCTTCTTTATTGTAG